GCCGAAGGATCTGTGTGGACCTGATAGATCTGTTGACACCGTGTCAATGTGTTTGACATTTTCGGTGGCCAGTGGATACATTGGCCGCCAACCAAGGAGCACACCATGCCGAAAGAAAAGAAAACAGCTGCCGAGCGCACTGCAAGGGTCACAGAGGCGGAACAGATGCTGCGGGCTGGGGCGTCGCACAGCCAGGTCTCCAAACACCTCGGCGTTCCGCGCGCCTACGTCGCCGGCCTTGCCGATCTGCTCGGGCTTTATCCACCCGGAACAGGGCCGGTAATCAAGGCAGGGGTGCCGCGTCGTCTGAGCTTCAAGCCGAAAGGGCGATCCCGGATGGCTGGCGTGTCGCTGCCGGTGTGGTGGGGCATTGGGGCAACAGGCATCATGGTAACGTGGGACGAAGGCACGGCGACGATCGCGCCGGTCTTTGATGCCCCCGCCGTCGAGCCTGCTTGACATGGCCTGGCAACTGTTTCCTGTGTGGTGTGCCAAGCGCGCTACACGGTGATCAGATGAAGCGCACTGATCTGGCTTTGCAGTGCCCTGTAAAAGAAACATCAGCACCACGCTTGACAGCGTGTCAGACAGCGTGCATAGTGGTCCTATGACCAACAACACCGCCCGCGCCGCAATGACCAAAGCCCGCAAGCTTGTTGCCGCGATGGGCGATGTGCCTGACCGGGTCAAGATCGCCGCCGCTCTTGCCGCGGCGTGCAAGGCTCGCGACGCCGCCGACGACATGGAGTATCGGGTCGGCGGGATCTGGGCCGCCAACTCGATTGAGGCTCGCGCGCTCAAAGCGTCTTGCGAGCAAGCCGAAGACGCCCTCGCCGCGCGTAGGGGCGCCGGCATCAATCACCCGAAGCGGTACGTCTTCGACGGTGGCGAGTCAGTCGCCTTCCGCCGCTCGCTTGGCATCGCGCCATGACACGGGCCTGCTTGACGCAGTGCCTGGCAACTGTTTCCATTTTGGAAACAGTTGCCGTTATTGTGCTTGACCTCCTGTCTCTGACCGGGTAGCGTGCGAGCCAGAGGTGCAGCCATGAACCAGATCAAGCCGACCGACGAGCAGATGGCCGCGGCACGCAAATTCATATCGGACTGGTGCCGCGACGGAAGGTACGTCACCACCCACGATGTCGCCCGGCTGCTGGCCGAGCGCGAGGCGCCCTTGCGCGCTCAGGTCGCCGAGCTGACGGAGGTGTTGTGGATGGTCCGCGCCTATATGCATGCGCTGCAGCGCAATCTCAGCCGCTCCACGCTGGCTGAAGCCACAGCAAAGGTGAAGCCATGAACCAGATCAAGCCGACCGACGAGCAGATGGCCGCGGCACGCAAATTCATATCGGACTGGTGCCGCGACGGAGCGTACGTCTCCACCCACGATGTCGCGAAGCTGCTGGCCACGCGTGAGGCGCCTTTGCGTGAGCAGGTGGCCGAGCTGACGGCGGAGATCAGGGAGCGACCTCGGTATGAGACCATCGGCGCGCAGATTGCCAGGCTCAAGGCCGAGTTCGATCTCGACGTGATCGTCACCCTCGCCGAAGCCACAGCCAAGGAGCAGCCATGACCGTCCGCATCCCCACCACAGCCGATCGTAGCGCCCTCATTGACAGTCTCACACTCGATGCTGTCGCCGTCGGCATCGACACCGTGGCGGCACTGGCGGGCCACCTGGGTGTGTGTGAGCGCTCGATGTGGCGATACCTCGCCAGGCTGGAGGCGCGCGGTGTGCTGACGTCGTGTTTGACCCGGCGTTTCTCGACGAGGGTGTGGCGCGTGGCGGAACCTGTCGGGATCTCCGACAAGTTGGCAGAGGTGACGGTGCCTGTCCCTGTCGTCGAGGCTGGCCCGTGGGTGGTAGTGGACCGCAGCATCGAACTCGCCCCGGTGTACGCTATGCCCGGCCGCAGGACCGATAACATTGCCCGCGCGACGCGATTCGTCACACGTGACGTCGCCGTCGCCGTCGCCCAATGGGGTGGGCAAGTCGAAACCCTCGCCGAAGCCACAGCAAAGGTGACGGCATGACGAGCATGGCGAAAAAACACCGCAACTACGCGCGCGCCGATGATGCCTACACCGCGGCCTGCAGAGCCTGTTGGGCAGCAGAGGCGGACGCTGCAACGCCGCCGCTCGATGCGCACAGCGATCTGGCGAAGCGGCGTGACGCTGCTCGCGTGGCGTTCTTCGCCGCGCGCAAGGCGCTCACCGAAGAGGCGGAGTCATGAGCGTCGTTGTCATCGTCCCAATCAAAACCGTGCCCGGGCTGAACGCCCGCGAACACTGGCGCGCGAAGGCCAAGCGTGTCGCCGCCGAGCGCAGGGCCACGGCGAAGGCGCTGTTGCCTTTCTGGATCTGGATCACTGACAAATCCCAATGCATCCTGCTCACTCGCCACGCCAAAAAATGCGACGACGACAACCTGCAAGGCGCGCTGAAGGGCGTGCGTGACGAGGTGGCAGCGTGGCTCGGCATCGATGACGGCGACGCACGCGTGCAGTACTGCTACGCGCAAACGACGTGCAAGCGCGGGGAGGAGCACGTGTCGATCACGTTTGGCCACGTCACAGAACTGATGCAGGCCCTCGCCGCCATCAGACTGTTGCGGAGGGACCTTGAGGCGAGCAACACCATAGTCTGCGACTATGCCTGTGGGTTCACGGTTCAGATCGGTCGCAACGCCTCGACACTCGAAGCGACCGACCACTACGGGGTAAACCCATGAGCGACTACGACTGGGCGTTGCGCGGGACAGCCCGCCAGCGACGACGGCGTGAGGTTGAGCGGCTCTACACGCGCGCTGACCTCGTGCGTGTCGCAATCGAGACGCTGGCCATGGTCTGCAAGCCGGAGACGTGCAAGTGCGAGCCAGTGGACCCCGAGGCCGTCGTTGACGGGCTCTTTGACGAGGAGAAGGCATGAAAGACTACAGCGAGCCGATCGGACACTGGTGCGACGCATGCGGGTCCATCCCCATCTACGCCATCATCCCCGAGGGCGAGCGGCCTGAGACGCACGACGAGACGCACCCCTGTGTCGATGGCGTGACAATGAGCTGGGACAGCTCGGGAGTGGCAGCCTTCGTCGACGTGCCGAGTCTGGGCGAGTCGCTGGATGGCGACATCCGCTTTCTCTGTGCTGACGGTGGCTCTGTTGCTTTTACAAAATACCGCGCCAGGCGCATCAACGAGGTCGCCCGAGCCACGGCACGAGGTCGCAGGTGCACTGTTGCAGGCTCACCATGATGACCGTGCGTGACGAGGCACGGCGGCTGTTCCGTGAGGTCTTCGGCGACGCCATCACCGACTTCGACTTCGCCCGGCACAACCGGTGCCGTGACTGCGGGGCTGTGCCTGACGTCGCCAGCATGATGACGGGCAACGAGCACGGCACGAAGGGCGACGAACTCGCCGTCGGCGTCCATCCACCGGAGTGCATGCACGACCTGTGCGTCGCTCGTCGCAAGTCGAGGTGGACTGCAGCCAATCCCGCCGACAGCGGGGCCGGCTGCGTCAAGGCGAGAGGATGGGTCGGCGGGGTCAGGACGAACCTGACGAAAAGACGAGGTGCGACGTGACCGAGGAAACCAAGGAAAAAAACAAGTCGCTCACCACACGGTGGAAGCCAGCCGAGGCCGTCCCAGGCTCGACGCCCTTCGCAAAGGGCGTCTCATTCAACCCGGGCGGGCTATCGGCGGAGCGGACCTCCCAACTGAAAGAGATTCGCGCTCTGGCCGTCCAGCACGCTGAGACGATGCTTGCTGAGCTGTTGGCGATGGCTGTCGCCTGGCGACAAGACCCCAAGCTGATCGCCTCGTCGAAAGGTGCGGCTGAGACGGTGTTGGCCTATGCTGTTGGCAAGCCTACCGCCGTGTTCGATCCTGCGACCGACCTCGAGGCCGGCGACACGGTGAGGACGATCACCGTCACCGTGGTCAATCGAGGTGGCGACGAGCACACCACGGCGTATGTCGATAGGGAGGTGGTGGAGGAATGACGGTCACCGATGGCGAGCTGAAAGTCCCGATGCCGGCGTGGTTGCTGCCGTTCCTCGAGCCTGCCCGCTACAAGGGTGCGCACGGTGGTCGTGGCAGCGGCAAATCCCACGGGTTCGCCACGTTGCTTGTGCTTGAGCATGTCCGCAATCCAGACCAGTCGACGGTGTGTGTCCGAGAGGTGCAGCGCACGCTGTCGAGGTCGGTGAAGAAGCTGCTGGAGGAGAAGATCGAAGAGCTTGGCGTGGGGCACCTTTTCGAGGTGCAGCAGACCGTGATCAAGTCGCGGAACGGCAAGGGAATCATCATCTTTCAGGGGATGCAGGACCACACCGCAGACAGTATCAAGAGCCTCGAGGGCTTTGACCGTGCATGGGTGGAAGAGGCGCAGTCACTCAGCAAAAAGAGCCTCGACCTGTTGCGTCCCACGATCCGCAAAGACGGCAGCGAAATATGGGTCACCTGGAATCCGAGGAACGCCACCGACGCCATCGACGCACTGCTACGTGGTCCGATGCCGCCGAAAGACGCCATCGTCGCTGAGGTCAACCACAGCGACAACCCGTGGTTCAACAGCGTCATGCGTGACGAGCTTGAGCAAGACCGCGCGCGTGAGCTCAACAGCTATCTCCATGTGTGGGAGGGCGCCTACGTCTCGCGGTCAGAGGCTTGCGTGTTCAAGCGCCTGCGCGTCGAGGCATTCACTCCGCCACCAGGCACCTTGTATCGCCTCGGGGCGGACTGGGGATTCAGCAAGGACCCGACAGCGCTGGTCAAGCTCTACGTCGAGGGGCGGGCCATCTACATCGTCGAGGAGGCATGGGCGCAAGGCGTCGAGACGATCAACCTGCCCGACCTGTTTCGCACCGTCAGCGAGTCGGAGCTGTGGCCGATGACTGGCGACAGCTCGAGGCCAGAGACCATCAGCCACATGAAAAAGCACGGGTTCCCGAACCTGCAGCCGTCGGTCAAAGGAAAGAACAGCGTTGAAGACGGCATCGAATATCTGCGCGGCTTTGACATCGTCGTGCACCCCGATTGCGTGCACGCGATTCAAGAGCTGACGGCCTACTCTTACAAGGTCGACAAGGTCAGCGGGTTGGTGCTGCCGACGCTTGCCGAGGGCATGGACCACATTGCAGATTGCTGTAGGTACGCCGTTGAAGGGCTTCGCAGAGCCACTGTCAAGGCCGTTCCGATCGTGATACCAGTACCCGTAGCTTCAAGGTGGTAAGAAATGTCAAGCGGATACGACGACGACGAAAAGCCTCGCAGGGGTGTACTCAAAGGCAAGCGGCTGCGTGAGGTGCACGAGGAGGCGCTGCGCAATTACGACCTCATCTACAGCGCGCTGTACGAGGAACGACAGCAGTGCGTCGCTGACCGCGCGTTCTACCAGTTGGCCGGCGCCATGTGGACAGGCTCGCTTGGTGAGCAGTTCGACGGCAAGCCGCGCCTCGAGGTCAACAAGGGCAAGCTGGCCGTCAACCGCGTCGTCGCCGACATGCGCGCCAACGAGATGCGGGTCACCTACCGCAGCAAGGACGGCAAGGCCGCGGACAAAACCGCTGAGACGCTGGCCAGCATTCTTCGTGCCGACGAGCAGGACAGCAACGCCAGCCTCGTCTACGCCAACGCCTTCAAGGAGGGCGTTGGCGGTGGATTCGGTGCGTTTCGCTTGCGCGCCGTCGACGAAGACGAGGAGGACGACGAAGACGAGCGGCAGCGCATCCGTATCGAATGGATACCCGACGCTGACACCTCGGTGTGGTTCGACCTCTCGTCTCGTGAGCAAGGCAAGGCCGACGCGCGCCATTGTTTTGTCGTGACCTCGATGTCGCGCGAGCGCTACGAGGAGATGTACGGCGACAGCGTCTCCAGTTGGACCAAAGCCGACATGCTGCTTTGGGGCACTGTCGAATGGTGCACGCCCGATCTCGTCTACGTCGCGGAGTACTACCGCGTCGAGGAGGTCCGCGAGAAGGTCACGATCTACCGGATGCTCGACCAGACGACCGAGCGCTACACCGACAAAGAGCTCGACGACAATGAAGGGGCCTTGCGCGACGATCTGAAGGTCAGGGGCGCCCAGGCGATGCGCGAAAAGATGATGATGCGCCGCAAGGTGTGCAAGTACACGTTGTCCGGCGTCGGCGTGCTGCATGAGTGCGTGATCGCGGGCAAACACATTCCCGTCATCCCGTTCTTCGCCAACTTCGCCGTCATCAACGGCGTCGAGCGATGCAGCGGCATCATCCGCACCCTCGTCGACGCCCAGCGCATCTACAACATGCAGCTGTCCAAGTTCGCCGAGCTTGCTGGCGTGTCGTCGCAGTCTGTCCCGATCTTCACGTCGGAGCAGGTGTCGGGTCATGAGGCCGTGTGGCGAGATGCGAACCTGAAAAACTACGCTTTTATGACAGTGAACCCCGTCGTCGGCCCCGACGGTTCGCTGCAGCACATGGGCCCGGTCGGCTACACCAAGCCCCCTGAGCTTGCGCCTGCGATGGCAGCGCTGGTGCAGATCACGGCGGCAGACATCAAAGAGCTGCTGGGCAATCCGATGGGCAACGACACGGTCGTCAGCAACGTCTCGACCGAGACGGCGCTACTTGGCCAGCAGCGAACCGATTCGTCGTCGGCGCTCTACATCGAGGATTTCGCGGTGGCGATGAAGCAGATGGGCACCGTCTACCGCGACATGGCCAGGGCGCTCTACATCGAGGACGGCCGCGAGATGAAGACCGTTGGCGAAGACCGCACGACGACCGGCAGCGTGAGGCTGGCCGAGCAATACGTCACCGACAACGGGCTGATCGCAGACAACGATCTGTCGCGGGCCAACTTCGACGTGGCTGTCGAGGTCGGCCCGTCGTCGAGCTCAAAGCGAGCCTCAGCGGTCCGCACGTTGATCGAGGCGGCGAAGGTGACGGTTGACCCGGCCACGCAACTGTTGCTGCTCTCGAAGGCATTGGAGAACGTCGAGGGCGAGGGCATGTCGGACGTGAATACCTACTTCCGCGCGAAGAACATCAGGCAGGGCATGGGTACGCCGACGCCGGACGAACAGGCCGAGCTTGATGCAGAGGCGCAGGCGCAGAAGGCCGAAGACCCACAGCAGACCTACCTCAAGGCAGAGGCTGCGAAGTCGTTGGCGCTGGCAGACAAGGCCAAAGCCGACATGATGGGCACCCTCGCCGACGTGGAGAAGACGCGCGCAGAGGTCGCTGGCGTCGAGGCCAACACCGAGAAGACGAAGGCGGAGACGCTGGACCTCGTCGGCAAGATCGGGCAACCGCCACCGACAAGGCCGTTTCCTCGCTGACAGCAAAAGGCCCGCCGAGATGGCGGGCCTTTTCCTTCTCACACCTTGGCCAGTGTGACGCCGGTCCTGCTTTCTTCGGCGTCGAGGCGTTCGCAGACGATGTAGAGGATGGCGCTGGCCATGCTGATGCCGCGGCCCTTGGCGAAGGCGCGCAGCTTCGTCCACGCCTCGCGTGGCCACGTCTGGCTAAGCCGGTAGGTGTCGGCGCTCGCCATCACACACCGCCGATCGCGAGCGCCACCACGAGGAAACCGAAGACGACGACGCACCCGATGAGGATCATCTGACGGTCCTCCAGAGTCGACACAGTGGCCTCTGACGCCTCAAGCCGACCGATGGCCTTGGTGGCCACGGCATCGGCGTTTTGCAGCGCCTCAAACAGCTTCTGCGCGGTCTGCGTGCTGGCCGACATGCCCGCGCGTAGGCGCTCAATCTCCCCTTCGAGGATCTTGGCGTGGGCGGGCGACATCGGGACCTTGATTGCTGCGACCATCACACACCGCACTTGTTGTCGTACTTGGCCACCGTCGGCTTGTTCGTCTCGTCGGTCATCTCTCACCTCAGCGCGCTTGGTGCGCGGTTGCAGCGTATCGCACAGCAACCGCGCGGCGTCTAGACGGTACGTCGCAAATGGTTGACGTGGCTTTGCAATGCGGCGAAAATGCCGTCCACGGTACCCCGGCGCACCGAAAGCGACGAGAGAACAAGGGAAATGTGATGCAAACCGAACAGGCAGTAGACGACGACGGCAGCGAGGTCATCAGCGCGACCAACGACGAGGCCGATGCGGCAATCGTCGAGGAAAACACTGATGACGAGGTCATCGTCTCGATCGGGGACCCGCCGACCCCAAAAACCGAAGAGCAAGACGACGACGAGGCACAGACACCCAAGGCAGCGGCTGCCTGGGCGAAAATGCGCAAGGAAAAGCGCGACGCTGAGCAGAGGCTGGCGCAACTGCAACGACAGATCGACCAGCAGAAGCCATCACAGGCTGCTCTCGCACTGGCGAAAGAGCCGACGCTTGAGGACGACGACGTCGACTACGACCAGTCGAAGTTTCGCGCGAAAGCAATCGCCTGGGCGAAGCAAAAGGCCGAGTTTGACGCCGTCAGCGCGCAAGCGACGAAGGCCGCGACCGACAAGCACGCTCTCTATGTCTCGTCGATCGGCAAGATGAAAGTTGGCGGGGAATCTGTCTCGCCAAAAGAGGCCCACGAACTCGTCACAGGTTCGTTTTCGGTGGACCAGCAAAACGCGCTGCTTCAGCACACCGATCAGACCCATCTCGTCGTACTCGCTCTCGGCAACAGCCCCAACGAGGTCGCTCGCCTCGCCGGCATCACAGATCCCACGAAGTTCGCCGTCGCCATCGCGCGGCTTGAGGAGAAGATCAAAGTGACCTCACGCAAGCCGGCGACCTCGCCCGAAAAATCCCCCACCGGTGGCCGCACTGGCGCCATCGCAGACAAAAAACTCGACCAGCTTGAGGCTGAAGCCGACCGCAGCGGAGACCGCTCCAAAGTCGTCGATTACAAGCGCAAGCTGCGAGACACCCCCCGAAAGTAGGCTCGCATGTCCAACAGTTTTGCCAAAGAAGAACGCGTCGCGTTCGATGAGATGATGATCGGTTTCGACGACCAGCTGGCCGTCAGCAAACTGGTGCGCAAGTACGTCTCCGACCAGCAGGCGATGGAGCGCAGCAACAACACGATCTGGCGTCCCGCGCCCTACATCGCCGTGAGCAACAGCGGCAGCGACGCCACTGGCTCGTTCGACGACTACACCCAGCTCACCGTGCCCGCGAGCATCGACACGCAGCGCTTCGTTGCGTTCCAGATGAACGCGCAAGAACTCCGCGACGCCTTGCAGGAAAAGCGTCTCGGTACCGCTGCCGTCGCCAAGCTGGCGAGCGACATCAACGTTGCCTGTCTCTCGCGCGCCTCGCTTGAGGGCACCCTGTTTGTAAAGCGCAGCGGCGCCGCGACCGGTTATGACGACATCGCCGAGGCCGACGCGCTCATGAACGAGCAGGGCGTGAGCAACCTCAACCGCCGTCTCGCGCTGTCGTCCCGCGACTATAACTCGATGGCCAGCGACCTCTCGAAGGCCTCGCGGTCGTTCGGCAACGAGATTTCCGACGCCGCGCTCCGCCGCGCCTACGTCGGACCCATCGCCGGCTTTGAAACATACAAGCTCGACTACGCCTTGCGCCAGCTCGCTGCTGCCGGTGGCGGTGCTCTCACCATCAGCACGCTGCCAGGCGGAGCCAACTTCTACGTCCCCGCTGCGCGTACCGCGCCCGGTGCGCAGGGGCAGACCGCCAACGTCGACAACCGCACACAAGTGGTCACCGTCTCCAGCACCACGAACGTGCGTTCCGGCGACGCACTCACCATCGTTGGCGTTGAAGCCGCGCACCACATCACCAAGCTGTCGACCGGCCGCCTGAAAACCTTCCGTGTCATCGGCGCGCCTCTTTCGGGCACCACGCTGCGCATCTCGCCGCCGATCATCAGCGCGCAGGGCGGCAGCGACGCCGAGTTGCAGAACATCAACGTCGTGCTCACCAGCACTTCGGGTTCAGCTGCAATCGTGTTCCTCAACACCGTGACCAACACCCTCAACCCCTTCTTTTGTGAGGAGTCGATCGAAATCCTGCCCGGCCGTCTCGCCGTCCCCACCGACGCGGGCGCTGCGGTCATGTCGGCGACGACGGCCAACGGCATCCAAGTCGCGATGGCCAAGCAGTTCGACATCAAGACCCATAAGACCCTCTACCGCGTCGACACGCTGTTTGGCACCGTCTGTCTGCAGCCCGAGATGTGCGGCGTGATGATGTTCTCGCAGACCTGATCGCATGAGCGCCGCCGTGATGGCGGCGCTCTTTCTCTTCTGTTGGTTTCCTTCTTTCGTTGTTGAGGTTCGCCATGTCTCTTGTTGTCCCAGCTTTTGCACAGAACGACTTTGTGGTGCCTGCCACGGGTCTCGTCTCGTGTTTCTCTCAGGGCGCCTACACCGTCTCGCAGTCGATCCCCGGATCGGCCACCCCGGTGTTCACCTTGCTGTCCGCGCAGCCAGCGGGTGCAGCCGTGTTCACTTCGAGCGCCTTCGCTGCCGGCGCAACGGTTCGCATCGACGCCAGCGGTGGTCAGCTGGTTGCCGTCGACGTCGGGCTTGCGCCATCGCCCAAGCTTGAGCGCTCTGCGATGTCCCAAGGCACCATCGCCACTGCGGTCAACGTGACCGCCACGCTCACCGTGCCGCAGATGGCCGGCGGCATCATCACCTCGACGACCGCTGCCGCTGTCGCTGCGACGCTGCCCACGGGCGCTGTGCTGGACCTCGCGGGCAACTGGGGCATCGGCGAGGGACTGCTGTGGTCGTCGATCAACACGGGCGGCGCCAACGCGTTCACCTTGACCGCCTCGGCTGGTCACACCATCGTTGGCGCCGCCGCTGTTGCGCAGTCGACCTCGGCTCGGTGGAACACGGTCAAGACCGCGGCAGCGACGTACATCACCTACCGCGTGTGACCCATCAACAAGGCCCGCCGACGTGGCGGGCCTTGTCTCTTTCTCTGGAGCTCCCATGCCCGAACAGTGCTTCCCCACCATCCTCTACAAGAGCCCCGGCCCGCTCGACGCCGGCAACGGCTCGACCTACAGCTACGCCGGCTGCAACGACGCCGTCGACCTTGAGATTGCGCTGGCCTCTGGCTGGCACCTCAGCCTGCCCGACGCGCTCGAGGCGGCGAAACCCGTTGACCAGGCTGCGCTTGGCCAGCTTGAAATCGAGCTTGCCGTGGCGAAGTCTGACCTCGCTGCCGCTGACGAAAAGCTCGCCGCTGCTGCCAGCAAAAAGAAGAGCTGAACCATGTCCTGGACACGTCGCCAGTTCTGTCGTGCTGCTCTGAAAGAGCTGGGCATCGGCAACGATTACGACGCGTCACCGGAGGACCTAGAGGATGCCCGCGCGCGCCTCGACGCCATGATGGCAGAGTGGAACGCGCGCGGGATTCGCCTCGGTTACCCGATTGGTCAAGATCCCGAAGACGGCGATCTTGACGTCCTCACCAACGTACCCGACGCGGCCAACAACGCGATCATTCTCAGCCTCGCGACAGTGCTGGCGCCGAGCTACGGCCGGCCGGTGCAGCCGGGAACCACGAGCGGTGCTGCGCGTGGCCTCGCTGTGCTCCTGCAACGAGCCGTCGTGCCTCCGACGCAACAGTTGCCGGCGATGCCTTCGGGCGCAGGCAATCGTCGCTGTCGTGGTATCCTGAATAACTACACGCCGGACCCTCTCGTCTTGCTCGACGGCGGACCCGATGGCGAGATTGAACTACCCTGACGCGAGGCCACGACGATGCCGACGATCAACCAGTTTTCCGCTGTGACCTCGCTCAACCCAAGCGACCAGTTGCTTGTTTTCTCGTCGAACAACGGCGACACCCGCAAGGCCAGTATCTCGACGCTGTTGGAGTTTTTTGAAGCCAACTTCGCATCGCCTGAGTTCGTCGAGGTGTACGCCAACCCCACGCTCTCGGGCTTCGTCGTACCTATCCCGGACTCGACGGCGAACCAGTGGCTGATTCTCGCGCCAACCGGCGCCTTCGCCGCTGGCTCGATCACGCTTCCGCTGTCGTCGGGCCTCGTCGACGGCCAACAGGTACTGGTCACGACCACGCAGGCAACCACCACGTTCTTGGTCAACGGCAACGGTGCCAGCGTCATCGGGTTCCCCACGGCGCTCGGTGCTGGCGGGTTTTTCTCGTTGCGCTACGAGAAGCTGGGCAACCGCTGGTTCACGACGTCGACCACGCTCGGAGTGACGTCTACATTTTCGACAATCACGCTGACGTCGGACACGGGAACGATCAAAGACGTCAACAGCCAGACGTCACTGCAGTTGACGAAAAACTACCCTGGTGTGGTTGCCGGGAATTTTGTCCAAATCGACAATCGGGCAACGGGCGACGGGCCGTCTGTGTCGGCGCGTGGCGTCGATACCAACATCAGTCTCACCGTCAGCTCAAAGGGAACAGGCGAGCTGAGTCTCAGCTCAAGTGGCTGCAGCTTCAACGCAGCCGATGTCACGTTGACGTTGACCTCTTCGTTTGTCACGTCGAACTGTGACGTTTTCACGGTGAACGGCGCACTTGCTCAGTCTGTCATCTTGGTCGCCGCACTGGGCACCGCAACCGCAGGTCACAGAAATTTCGTCAGCAACTCCACGGTGGCTGCGTCAGGAAATTTTGGCGCCATTGTGGCCGGCGGCGGCACCTTCGATGTTCCGGTGTTTGCCGACGGCGCAAGCTGGCGGATCGGCTGAATGCAGATTCCCATCCTCAGCGGCGTCTACACCGACAATGGGCCAGACATGCGGTTGGCGTATCCCGTCAACCTCATGCCCACCCCGACGCGCACAGGCATCAGCGCGGGCTACCACCGCCCCGCTGACGGCCTCGTCGCCGTCGGCCTTGGTTCGGGCGTCGGTCGTGGCGGCATCGAGTGGCGAGGCATCTTGTATCGCGTGATGGGCTCGCGGCTTGTATTCATCAGCGCCGCGGGTGACGTGATAGACGTCGGCGAGGTCGGCGAAGGCGGGCCGGTCACGTTCACCTACGGATTTGATTACCTCGCAGTCATCAGCAACGGCAACGCGTTCCTCTACGATGGAATCACGTTGGCGCAGATTGTCGACAAAGACCTTGCCGTCGTCGTCGATGGCCAGTGGATCGACGGCTACTACTTGTTCACCGACGGCGCCTCGTTGATTGTGACCGAGCTGACCGACCCGTTCTCGATCAACCCGCTGAAATACGGCAGCAGCGAATCCGACCCCGATCCGGTGCTGGCCATCTTGCGGTTACGAAACGAGATCTACGCGCTCAACCGCAACACCATCGAGGCATTCGATAACATCGGGGGCGCGCTGTTTCCGTTCCAACGCATTGACGGCGCCAAGATTAACAAGGGCACGATCGGCACGCATGCGTGTTGCGTTTTCCTTGAGACACTAGCCTTTGTCGGCGGCGGGCGCAACGAAGCGCCAGGTGTCTACCTCGGGGTCAATGCGTCGGCGACGAAGATCAGCACCGTCGAGATTGACCGCGTGCTCGCGACGTTCACCGAGGTACAGTTGGCCACCACTGTCGTCGAGACGCGCAACGGCAACGACCACGAATACCTCTACATCCATCTGATTGACCGTACTCTCGTCTACGACGCGACCGCGTCACAGCAGCTTGGTGACGCGGTGTGGATGACGCTCACCACGTCGCTCTCAGGGCTCGGCCAGTACCGGGGGCAATACCTCGTGTGGTGCTACGACCGATGGAACGTCGCAGACCCATCCTCGTTCGTCGTGGGCATCCTGTCGTCAGAGGTGTCGAGCCACTATGGGCAGCCGGTGCAATGGGAGTTTTCCACGGGCATCACCTACGCCGACGGCAAGGGTGCCATCTTCAATCAGATCGAACTCGTCGCGCTCACCGGCCGCGTTGCGCTTGGCGAAGATCCGTCGATCACGACCAGCCACAGCGCCGACGGCATGGTGTTTTCGCAAGAGCGCAGCATCAAGGTCGGCAAGATCGGTGAGCGGATGAAGCGCCTGGTGTGGTTTCGCTGCGGCCAAATGCGGCACTGGCGCATTCAGCGTTTTCGCGGCACGTCTGATGCGCATGTTTCGTTTGCTCGCCTCGAGGTCAAGGTTGAAGGGCTGGCCTACTGATGACGACGACGACGCTGCGCCTTGACCGGTCCCAGCTGAGCAAGGCGCTCGGCGGTGACAGCGAGGTCGTAAAGCAGTTCGAGAAACTGATCGCGCTGGTCAACGCCTTGCCCGCTGGTGGCGGTGGTAGTGGCGTCACCTCGGTCAACGGCGATGTCGGGCCCGCTGTCGTGCTGACCGCTGGCGACGTCGGCGCCGCTACCGTTGCGGCGCCGGCTGCTGCGGTTGCCGCGCACGTTGCACTGGCTGACCCACACACGCAGTACCAGCGCGAATCAGAGCGCGACGCCGTCAACGGTTATGCTGGCCTCGACGGCCTTGGGGACATCGCGGCATCAGCCATCCCGCCGACGGCAGTGGCGCCGGGCAGCTACACGTTGACCAACCTCACCGTCGACGCAGCAGGACGCATCACGAGCGCCGCAAATGGTGTCACCGGTAGCACCAGCGGGCAGGTCTCCGCGACGTTTACGGGCGGTGCGGACAGCGTCACAGTCACTGTGGCGGACGCTGGCGTGACCGCGCTGTCGAGGATCGTCCCCGCTGTCATGATGGGCACCCGCGACGCCGACGAGATGGAGATGGCGCCTGTCGCTGTCGCTGTCGGCGACATCACACCCGGTGTCGGATTCTCCCTCATTGCGGTATCGCTCGACGGCGACGCCGATGGCGTCTACCTGATCAACTACTCAAGGACGTGACCGATGGCCCAGATCAGTACAGGCGCAAGCGCAGCGGGAAAAGCCAACGTCGATAGCGGATTCAACCTCAACGTGACCTTGCCGACGAGCGACGCGCTCACCGGCAAAGTGCGGATGATGTCAGAGAACGACGCGGGCGAAGTCTTGGGCGTCGCGACGCTCAAGAGCCCCGAGACCAGCCCCGACTATCGGTTGCGCGTCGGCCTCGACACCGAGCTTTTCAAGGACCAGTTCAACGCGACGGCGCAAAACACGAACCTGTGGGCGTATACGTTCTCGACGCTGTCGGCGGCACAGCCGGGGGCAGGCACGGTCAACTTTTCTACGGTGCAGGGCACGACTGCCGCGCACGGCGCGTTCATGCGAACGTTTCAGTATTTTCCCCTCGTCAACACCGCACCGCTCGCTCTCGAGTTTTTCTTCGGCCAGTTCACTGCGGGCCTTGTCGCCGGCGAGGAATGGCTGATGGGCCTCGGCCTGCCTGGTGCCGCCGTGACACGTCCCACTGACGGCGTTTGGTTCAAGTTGACGCCATCGGGCCTTGTCGGCGTGCTCGCATTCAACGGCACCGAGACCGATACCGCAGTGCTCGTGCCTGCCGCGTCGATCCCGCTCGCGTCGATCGACAAATATGTGATCGTGATCGGCGAGTCGGGTGTGGAGTATTGGCGCAAGGATCAACTGCTGGGTGTCCAGCTAATCCCCACCGCAAACGCAACAGCCTTCATCGGCGCTGCGTTGCCCATGTTCATGCAAAAATTCAACACGGGCGCTGTGTCGAACACCAATCAAATGCGTGTTGGTCGCGTGGGCGTGACGTTGCTCGATGTGCAAGCGGGCAAGGAGCTGCCTTTGATTCAGGCAGGCCAAGGCTCTCACGCCAGCGTGGGCCAAAACGGCTCGGTGATGGGCTCAACCGCTGGCGGATTCAATCAGACCGCACTCGCCGCCGCGACAACAGGAACGAATACGACGGCCAACGTGACCGGCCTCGGTGGCCTTGGTGTGATGACCGCGCAAGCGAGCAATGTTGCGGCAGCAGGCGACATGATCGCGACATCGTTCCAAAATCCAGCACCAACGATCAACCGCTCTGGGCGCAACCTCTACATCACCGGGATACGGGTCTCGTGCATGAACACGGGCGCGGCGGTGGCAACGACGCCCACGTCGTTGATCTGGGGTATCGCCTACGGTCACACCGCAGTGTCTCTCGCCACGGCTGAGTCTGCGTCATTCGCCACGGCGACGGCCCATGCACCTCGCCGTCTGCCGCTTGGCATGTGCACGGCGGCGGTTGGCGCTGCCGACGGCACGGCCTACGACGGGGAGCTTGAGTATTCTTTCCAATCTCCGATCGTGATTCGACCTGGCGAGTTTATCTCAACGACGGTGCGCTTCCGTGTCGGCACCGCGACCGCGCTTCAGACCCTCACCTACACGGTGGGATTTGGCGGGTTCTGGGAGTGATTATCTTATCACCCGCCGAAGAGACGATGACGCTCGCCGACAGGCTCGAGGCGAAGGCGCTCTCGCTGAACCTGCCGCCCATCGACTGCGGATCGCGGCACCATTTCGGCTGCGGCGTATACATCCGCGAGGTCACAATCCCCGCTGGTACCTACGTCATCGGGCACGCGCACAAGGGGCCACACCTCTGCAACATGCTCGCTGGTACGCTGGCGTTCGTCGACGAGAACGGAGGGCCCCCGACGGTCATCACCGCGCCCGCCACGTTCGTCGCGCCAGCGGGCCGCAAAGTGGCGTTCGTCGTCGAGGATTGCGTCTTCCAAAACATCTTCGCGACCGACCTCACCGACGTCGACGAACTTGAGCGACTGCTGGTCACCAAGTCGCCAGCATTCGTCGCGCATGAAGCCGCTCGGGCACTTGTGCCGTCGTCTTCGATGGACTACTCTCCCCCCGTTCTCCTGCCAGAGGTGTCGCCATGAGTTTCGTCGCAGTCGCAATCGGCGCCGGTGCCGTCATTGCAGCCGGTGGCGCCATCGCTGGCGGCGTCATCCAGAGCAGATCGATCGATGACGCGCAAACCCGCCAGCTCGCATTTGACCAGAGGGCCCTCGACGCCCAAACAGCCGCTGGCCAGCAGGCACGCCAGGACCAGATGCCGTTCGCGCAGGCCGGCATGGGTGGCGTTGCTGGCCTCGGGCAGTTCCAGGACGCAGGCACCGACGCGCTCGCCCAGCAGCGCGCACTCGCCGGCCTCGACGGCCCAGAGGCACAGCAGGCCGCGATCCAGATGTTGCAGAATGGGCCGCAGTTCCAGTCGATGCTCGATGCCGGCAACAACAACATTTTGCAGAATGCGTCGGCGACCGGTGGCCTTCGCGGGGGCAACACACAGGCCGCGCTTGGCATGTTGGCGCCCAGCATTCTCGACCAGCTGATCTCGCAGCAGTTCTCGCGCCTCGGTGGGCTCGCAGGAGCCGGCCAGGGCGCTGCAAGCAACATCGCCGGACTCGGGCAAGGCGCCGCCGCTGGCCAAGCAGCACAGGGCGTCCAGACCGGCCAGTTGCAGGGCAACGTCCTTGGCCAGATGGGCGCCAGCGCAGCGGGCGCAGCGCTGGCACAGGGTCAAGCCGCAAGCGGCGCCGTTCAGGGTACCGCCAAGGCTGTCAGCGGCGGGCTCGGGACCTTTGCGGGGGGATTCTGATGGCGCAGCCCTACGATTTCAGCCTCGCCAACCGAGTCGATCCGGTCACGTTCAACGATTTCAGCATGGGCGTGCAGAACGGCCAGGCGATGGTCTCGAACAACCTCACCATCCAGGCCAAACGCGATGCACTGGTGCAGCAGCAAGTCGCCGCCGCTCAAGCGCAGATTGCCGCGCAAGAGCAAGCAAAGGCGCAAGCCGAGTTGAAAGCCGAACTTCTCGCTGAGTCACAGCAAGAAGGCGGGCCCACGGCGCTTGGTCTGTCGCGCATCGTCACCCGTCACCCGCAGCTCGCCGACGCGATGAAAGACAACATCGCAGGACGTGGCAAAGCGGAACAGGAACAGCTCAAAAACCAACTCACCTCGACGTTCGTGCGGTCCATGAACGGCGACATCGAGGGCGCCGCCGTCGAGCTCGAGGATGCCGCTGCAGCCTACGAGAACTCGCCGGGCCGCGAGGCAGACGCGAAACCCCTCCGCGATTTCGCCAAGCTGTTGCGTGACAATCCGAACGCGGCGAAGACCACGATGGGTATCAAACTCGCCACCGTGCTTGGCCCCGACTACGAAAAGATCGTCGTCGCTGGCATCAACACTGATTCGTCTGTGGCGAAGGCCGGCGCCGACGCTGTCAAGGCCGAAGCCGAAGCGAAGATCAAGGGCGAAGAGATCAAGATCAAGGCCACCGAAGCGCAGTTTGCGTCGCAGACTGCGATCGCCGGCTTGCGCCTCACCAAGGCCCAGGGCGACCGGCTCTACGCACAGTCCGCCAACGACGCCAGGCGGCTTGACCTGGACCGTGATGCTCTGGCGCAAGCGAACGCCCAAAAGCTGGCTGAGCTCGAGGCGACGGCGGGCAAGCTGCCACCCGAGGTCTTCAAAGAAGTCAACGACACCGTGCGTCTTGGCGCGTCCGCTGGGATGCAGGCGATGGCCGCGGAAGATCTCGCGAAAAAGTTTCAGGCGTACGAGAACAAAGCGAAGGCCGAGTTCGGGACGACGACCGCGTCGGGCGCTCGGTCGTGGGCGATGGAAGGCGTGAAGCAGATTGCCGGCTTTGAAGACGAGGTGTCTGCGATTCGCAAGCAGTACAGTGCACTCGTCGCCGACAACGTCATCAAAAACCTCCCGCCCGGTGCCGCGAGCGACAAGGACATTTTGCTGATTCAAGGTGGTTTTCCGAGTGAGAACTCAAGCCCGCAAACGCTGGTGAACTTCCTCGGGGCTGTTTCGCGTGTGCAGCGGGCGGCGCAGGCGTCTCGCAACGACGAGTCCGAATATCTTGCGCGCAATCGTTCGCTTGGCGTCGCTCGCGTGCCGATGACGATCAACGGAATCGCGGTCAATCCCGGCGAAAGCTACGGGCAGTTCGTCGCGAAGCGCGCTGCGTTCGTTTCTCCAGAGGACACAGAATAATGGCCAGCAAAAAGCCCCCCGTCGACGACGAAGCCGTGGCTATCGCTGCCGGCACTGAAAAACAGCTCGGCTTGCCCGAGGGCGTGCTCACTGCGCTGGTCGCCGAAGACGACGTCGACTTTTCGCCGAAAGAGCTCGCCAAGCTGCGCGACGTTCACGGCATCGACCCGAAGCTGACCAAGCGCAACGCCGTCGAAAGCGCGGGCTTGCTCCTGCTGGACAACCTCGCCGCCAACGGTGGCGACATCCCGCTGGCGCTCGCTGAATATCGCACCGGCAGAGACCGGGCCGCGTGGGGCGAAGACACGGCGTCGTTTGTGACATCGGTGTCGAGCCGACGCAGCGCGTCCGGTATGCGCATGGGTGACACCGTGGAAGCGCCTGTAGCGCCCGCTGGCGGCCGTCGCAGTGCTTCTGGTGTGTCGGGTCCGCCTGCTGCGCCCGCGCCGTTTGCGATGGGTTCTGCGGCGCCTCCGATGCCCGCCGCCGCGTCGCCGCTTGTGCCGACCGGCATGGAGGACGCGAGCGCGCAGATGTCGATGGGCGACCCGGCCACTGGTTTGCCTGCTGCCGCCGTGCTCGGGCGAGCGACCGCGCCGCTGACGCCAATGGCGTCGCCGGCTCCCGCTGCGCCGCCTCCTGTTGAGGCGCCTGCTGTGCCTGCTGCGGTCGTCGAGGCACCGACCACCGGCGCTGTCGCTGTCGCTGTCGGCCCAAAAACGCTTGCCGCGTACCGCGACGGCACCCTGTCGCCAGAGCGACGAGCGCGCATCGAGCGCGCAGTGAAGGCCGGTACGATGTCAGTCCCTGACGGGCTCCCCCTCGACGGACGGACGGCCGAGAAAGGCGTCGTCGACACTGTCAGTGAGCTTCCGGGTCGAATCGCTGAGGCTGTCACCGGCAACGCGCGCCGCACCGCCGAGACGGAGGCGGCGCCAGATTGGTCAGGTGCACCGTCCTGGGAAAAACTCGGCACAGGCATCAATTTGGCAGCATTGATGGCGTCGCCAAAAGAGGCGTTGAAGATCTTGCAGGCGAACTCGCCCGGAATGAAAATCCGTGAAGACGAGAAGGGCAATCAGTTTTTCACCGATCCAGTCGACGACGTCGAATACGCCGTCAAGCCCGGCTTTCGGGCAAGCGACATAGTGCGAACCGCAGGGCAAATGCTGGCGTTCGTGCCCGCTGGGCGTGCCGTCGGCGTGGCTGGTATGGTCGGCACGTCCGCGCTGACACAAGGCGTGATCGAGACCGCTCAGGTTGCCAACGGAGGAGAATTCAATCCGGAAGACATCGCGCTCGCTGGTGCAGTTGCACCGATCGGCACAGCCGCCGCCGCCGTGGGGCGCAAGGTGGCCCCTGTTGCTCGAGGCCTGGCGAATGCAGCACTCGACGCAGTGCCAGGATCGACAACCCGCGTCGCCGGTCAAGCCGCGGCCTCTGCCGTCGACGATGTCACCCGCACGTCTGTGCCCAGGGCAACGCCACCTCTGTCACAGGCTGCCGATGCCCCTGCTGTTGCTGCCGTCGCCGACGCCGCGCCCGCGGTCAAAACCCCCAATGAGGCGATCAAGTCGGTGCTCAACGACGCTGGTGATGTCGATTTTGGCAAGCTGGCGACGTTGTCGAGAGAAGCGACTCGCGAGGGAGCGAAGGGCGCTGCTGCAAAGCGCACCCTTGCACAAGCCATCGACATAAACCCCGAGGCAGTAGACAGCGCGGCGCGCCTTGGCATCGACCTGCCCGCCGACGTGCTTGGCGACTCAGTTCAGCTGCAGCGGTCGATCGGCCAACTGCGTGCGCAAGCCGGCAGCGAGGCCGAGAAACGTTTCGTTGCGTCGATGGACGCGGCGGTGCGCAAGGCCGACGACGTCGTCGCCGAGATCGGCGGCGCACCTTCTGCCGGCGACATCTCAAGCCGCGTGCTGGCAAACCTCGACGCCGCTCGCGCTGACCTCAAGGCGCAAGCGTCAAAGCTCTACGAAGACGTCGACGTCATCGTCAAAAAGCCAGCGCCCGTCACCCTCGATAACCTCGAGAAACTGTTGATCGAGCGCAAGGCTGAACTTGGCGGCGTGCTCAAGGGCCCAGAGGCGGACCTTGAGCGGCTGGTGGGGCGCGCCAAGGTGATGCCGAACATCCCGACGAGAGAGGGTGTGCAGCGTGCGACGTATGGAGCTCTGGCCGAGGAGAAGGCCCTTGTCGGGCGCGCGCTCTCGCGACTCGAGTCAATGTATGGGTCGATGGACGAGCGCGTACTCAAGCGCCTCTACGGCGCGATGGCAGAGGACCAGCTCGCCAACGTGAAGCGCATCGGCGGGGAGGCTGCCGCCGACAAGGTGCGCCTCGCGAACAAGTTCACCTCCAGCCAAAAAGCGCTGGAGGAAAAGATCGTCGGGGCGTTCGGCAAAGAGGGACAGGGGTCGATCGCGTCGCTGATGGAAGGCGCAATCAAGGACGCCGGCAAGGGCAACGTCAAGAGGCTGAACCAACTTCTCGATGTGGTGCCCGAAGAAATGCGCGGCGAAGTGCTGACGACGGCGCTGTCGGCCCTGTCGCGGGCAAAGGGTGGCGCAGCCAAACAAAGCAACGGCTTTGGTTTTGCCGAGTTTTCCGACGTCTACCGTGGCCTTCGCTCACCCGGCAACGAAGGCGTCTACAAGGCGTTCGCTGAGGGTGTAGGCGTCAAGCGCGCAGAGGTCTTTCGTGATCTTTTCGAGATCAGCAAGCGCGTCACGTCTGCGCGCGCGTCGATTCCCACGACGGGGAAGGCCAACCAGCCGCTGTTGCAGGCCATCGCCGCCGAAAACCTCGTTGGCAAAATCGTCAACAGCGCACTGGGCGCCAACGTGGCGCGCGCTGCTGGCGCTGGCGTAGGCGCTGCGGCTGGTGGGCCCATCGCTGCGATGGCCGGCGCTGCAACCGCTGAGGGCTTCATGAGGGCCATCGCAAAAGGTGGGCTCGAAGAGGTTGAGCGCGTCGGGGCGCTGCTGTCGTCAGAGGCGTTCAAGGACCTGGCGGTTGAGGTCGCCACACAGGCCGCTGTCACGCCGGCCGCGGTGCGCAAGGTCGTCGTCAGCCAGGCATTTCGAGACTTCGCCTCGTCAATTAATCTTCCTCGTGATATATCTGCGAGGGAGAAGTTTTTGACGGACGCTCTCACCGTCTCCGCGCAAGCTGCCCGCATCGCAGATTTGCCAGAGGCCACGCAATGACCGTCGTCGTCACCCCACCCTTTCCATTCTTTCTCGACCGCGTCGGTGCGGCGCTCGACGCTGGTTTTGTCTACATCGGGCTCCCAAACCAAGACGCGCAGGCGAACCCTGTCGCCATCTTCTGGGATGCCGTCAAGACGATTGCGGCGCCGAATCCGGTGCGCACGTTTGCCGGCTACCTGAACAACAACGGCAGCCCAGGCAACATTTTCACCGCTGACGACTACTCGATTTTGATCACCGACAAGCGCGGGATCTTGGTCTTCTCTTCGCCATCGACAGCGCGCACCGGCCTTGGCGACATCACGTTGTCGGCTGGCGAAAAACTGACGATGGAAAGCGGCTCGACGTTGCAAATCAACGACGGCGCCGTCGTCAACGTCGGAACCGACACCGGGCTCGGTGTCACCGTCAGCGTCGCGCCCAATGCGCGATTCGTCGGCAACCTGATCCCGCTTTTCAACTCAAGCGGCCAGCTTGGCAGCTCATCACAATCGTGGACCGCGACACTGCAAAGTCTACGGGTCAAATCCAACATCTTGCCGCTCGTCGCTGGTGACTTTCAGCAGCTTGGCAGCGATGACTTCGCTTGGGCGGTGGCGACGGCGAAGGGCATACGGACAAACGATGTCCGCGTGTTTGAGGTGTTCGCCCCGGTCGATGCGAGCGACTACGACCGCCTCGGTCGGCTGACCGCGCGTGACACGCTGTTGGGCTGCTGCCACCAGACGTCGAACACGCCGACGGCAGTCCTTGGCGCCGACGCCTTCAACGTCACCAGCGTCGTGCGGACGGCTATCGGCGACTACACCGTGACGTTTCTCGTGCCGCTGTCAGCGCTGTCGTACCTCACGCTGACCTCAGAGGAGAGCAGCGGCGCCGCCCGAATGTCGGGCGCTTGGTTGACGCCGACTACGCTACGAGTCCGCATGTTCGGCGCTGAAGATGGCCCGTTCAATGGCGCGTTTTCCGTCGCTGTGCATGGCGCAGCGTCTTTGACCGGCGTCGCCGGTTTGCCTTCTTCGCCGCTGCTCTGAAAGAGGTCCGCATGTCTGACATCCTCGACCGCATGGCCTTCGGGCCGCTTGAGTCTCTTTTGGTAATGGACGCCAGCGCAGCGCTCGGCACCACATCGATTCTGGTCGCGTTGCCCGCGCTGCCTGTCGGCAGCGCGCCAGCGAGCGGCATCCTCGTCAAGCTCTTCAACGGCTCGACGACGGCAACCATCGCATGGCGTGACGTCGTGCGCGCCGACGACGGCAGCAGCGTCAACCCCAACATCACCGCGGGTTTTGTCGCGGCGACGTGCGGATCGCACGTCGGGCCGGGGCTGTCGGAGTGGTTCGTGTTGAAGCCAGATCGTGACCTCTACATCGTCGCCAGCGCTGTCTCCACCTCGTGGTCGTGCTCGTCGAGGCTCTTCCAGTGAGGTCCGCCGGCTGGCTCCCACAGATCGGGCATCGCACGTCACGGCGACAGGTCGCGTCGAGTGGCGCGCCTGACGCCAGCAACCTGCGTGTGTGGCTCGACGGCGACGACATCGACGGGACCAACAACAGCACGCTGACCAACGGCAACACGTTCGCCGGCTGGACCAACAAGGGCTCGCTCGGCGGGACGATGGCGCAAGCTGTCGGAGCCAACCGTCCAACGTTTCGGACGGGCGTCGGGCCGGGTGGTGCGCGACCAGCGGCGGACTTTGACGGCGCCGACTTCATGTTGTCGTCACTCGCGGCGTCGGCCTTCACGTTCATGCACGACGGCACCGGCGCCACGATCTACACGGTCGCAAAAACCACCTCGTCGGCGGCGAGAACTTTGCTCGCCACAAGTACAGGTGCAGCGGCAAACAGAGGGATTGGTCACCGATATAACACCAGTTTTTCGGCGAGTTATTTTATGTCTGACGGCGTGGCCCTCAGGATCAACGCCTCGTCGGCAGCGGCGGCCGTGACCAACGGCAGCTTTGACGTGATGGCCTCGACGTTGGCGTCTGCTGACACGCCAGATATGAGCATCTACGTCAACGGGACCAGTGTCGCCACAGCTGATGCCACTGCATTTTCGGCAGCCGACCCATCGAACACGTTGGCGATTGGCGCCAACCCCGGTGGCGCCGTCGCGTTTCTCGGGCCGATCTACCAAGCGATGGTCTATGCCGGCTCACACGACACCGCGACACGTGCCGCAGTGCTCGCCTTCCTCGTCGCCAAGGCCGGCGTCGCGGGCTACCCCGTCGTATGAGAGACACCATGCGCCCGATCGCCTTCGCCGCCCTGCTGTTCGCCTCATGTGCGCAATACCCCGTCGTCGAGGGTCGCTGCTCGCCGGCCGGCATCGAAGAGGCGTTGCTCGACGCGTGCGAGAAATGGCCAGAGACGTGCGATGTTGGCGGGCGCCTTGAGGTGTTCTGCGTCGACGCAGAGGCCATCCGGTCCGAGTCCCGATGCGGTGGCCGATTCAGGCGCCTGGACGCGTGCACGATGTGGCTGGGCACGTCGACGCTCTACCCCGCGCGCGTCTACGTCCGCGAAGGTGTCGCTGTGAGCGCAGCCATCGAGCACGAGGCGCAGCACTGGCACCTCTGGGACGACCTCGAAACCAACGCCTGCGAAACACACGATGCCAGCTGCGGCTGGGTCTACTGAAATGGAGATCAACATGCCCGTCTGGATTGTCGCCGCCATTCCCTCCGCCGTTGCCGCCATCCTCGTCGTCTGCGGTATCGCGATGCTCGTCGGGCCGTTCGCGATCCCCTTGTGGGCCGCAACCCTCGACGAGAAACACCGCCTTCGCCTCGTCGCCGCCATCAAAGGCGCCAACGACGCGCTTGGCCCCGTCGTGCGCCTGACGCCGACCGATCTCGACGACCGCATCGCCGCGGTGCTCCGCATGGTGGAGATCGAGCTGGGCAAGGCCAAGGGCGACGCGACGACATACAAGCGCCAGGCCGTCGCCCTCGCCATCGTCACCAAGAGCGCCGCCCCGGAAGCGAGAGCCCGATGAGCACGATGCAGATGGTCGCCGTTGTGGTTGGCTTGGTGCTGTCGCTCGGCGGCACCGCGTTTGCGATTGGTCGCGTTGTGTTCGTCGTCGAGGATCGAGTTTCTCGATCGATCGACGACATCAAATCGGTGGCGATGCGAATCAAAGAGGTCGAAGGCAAGGTCGACGGCGTTGACAGGGAAGTCACAGGGCCACACAGCAGCCGTGCAGTCAAGATGGCCGGCGACATCGCCAACGTTGAGCACAAGGTCGACCGAGTGATCACCGACCTCGGGACGTTCATTTCTGAATATCGCGCGGACCAGAAACACAGGCGCACATGACCACGTGGCGCGTCACCTACGACGACGGCGCCAGTCGCGTTGTGCTCGCCGCTGACGAGCACACCGCACTGATTGTCGCCTCCTGTATCAGCCGCTCACCAGCGCGTCTTGTGGTGCGCCTGTGGTGACTCGTCATGGATGGCCAGACCCTGACCGCGTCTTCGCACAGCGCGACTACCCGCAGCCCTACGGTCATGGGGGCGTCCCTATCTCGCGATGGGGATGCACCGCAGCCGCGCTGAGCCAGGCTGCCCGCCTCTCCGGTGTGCAGGCTGGCGCAACACCGGCGACAGTCGCCGCGCGCGGTCTGACGGCGACACCGTACGTCTGGGCGCCAGGCTCGTCACTGGCGCGGATGCCGCAGATGGCGCGGGCGATGGGGTTCACCTGCCCCGATGCCGCTGACGCCTACGACGTGAAGACGGGCACGACGCCGAGCGCTCTATCGATCGCTATCAGCGACGCGATCGATAGGCACGGGCTCGTTGAACGCAATGGATTCGCGTGGGTGCAGGTCGACTACACCGGTGACGACGTCGGAGAGCACTGGCTCTGCGCCTTCGCCTACGACGAGGTGAGTATCTACTGCACCGATAGCGCTATCGGTGCAGTCGTCAACGTAAACCGAAAGACGCTGCGAGCCACGGTGAAGTGGGGCAGCGTCTCGCGGAGGTATCGCATCGTGCGCGCCTACCCGCTCACGGTCTGA